TGGAGTCGAACCAGATCTAGTATGTGTAAAATACGTGTACTGCCATTGTACTACAAGAAAGTGTGTTTAATTACTTTTGAAAAAGAATTAAACAAAGAAAAAGAAAAAGAGTGGTCGTCCACATGAGAAAAAGAATGAAAATGTTTAAAGAATTAAAAGGTATATAAGTATTAACGCATGCCCATGGCACGCTTAGAAGCATATTCAGCCTCAGCACCAACTTCCTCAGGACCTGCAAAATCAAGATGAAAATTGGGTAAATCAACCAAATCCTCATCTTCCTCTTGCTCAAAAGCTTCACGCTCGCGCTCCATATCAAGTTGGCGCTGATACTCTTCAGCTGCCTGTTCTATACTATCTTCTACCTTTTGTTCTTCTTCATCAACTAAATCATAATTATCATCATCTAGCTCATCTATATTGTCAATGTGGTTATTACCACTTTTTCTATCCTTGCGTTGTGATTGCTTCTTTGGTAACGCAAGTTTTGGAGGTGGTTTGGGCTTAGGGAATGTTTCACCAATACGATCAGAAGATATTGGTGGTCCCGCTAAAGCCCCAAGTGGAAGATCAAAACCAAACTGATCAATTAAATCGTCAAACGTTTTAGTGTTTTCCGCACTAACAACTACTTTCCCTGACGACGCCACTTTCTCTACATGTTCGGGGCCAAACATATAAAATTTCTTAGTCTCCGCAACTGTCAAAGGTTCTGGGTGAGCAACCATAAAATCAACCATATCGTACTTATTAAGTACCAACTCGTTGAGTTCTGAACTATTCACCATAGCACCCTGGCCCTTAATATAAGCAAACAACTCAATACAAAAGTCATAAAACTTTTGATTGTAACAATAACCTGACAATAATAAACCATATATCCTAGCAAGTAACACATCCATCGCCTTACCCTTTTCAATAGGGGAGGATGGTAGTGCTAAGCTAGGCCAACAATGGTCTAAATCATCAGGAACAGGGTAATAATGCAATAACTCATCGTCATAGGATATTTTGTACCCTAAAAATTTAAGATTAATGTTAAAATCACCAAATTGTTGAGTAGGGGTAATACACTCATACTCTAATGTATCAGGTTTAAGCGTTAGCCCTACTCTTGTTTTTATATTGGACACGACAGTCTTAATAAAAGTGTCAAAAACATTTTTATCATATAATATTGGCTTATCGACCCCTTTACCAACATTCAAAGACTTCACCATCAACTCTACTTGTCTATGTGCGACTACACTACAATGTATGTCTAATTGTGTTGTTAAAGGGACACCCGATATTAAACCGTACATCTTAAAAACAACTATTGAACCATGCACCAAAACCATTTGTTTAAAGGCGTGGTTGGCCAACAATTTACATACATTCTGATATTCAATAGACGGCTCTTTAACAAATGAGTTAATATGTCTAGCAAGCTCACGCTTGCCAACCACACTAGCAACATTCATATCCATACCCGCCACATCAGGACACATTACGTTGATGTGACCACTGGGGTAAACAAACACCCACAGTTGATCATCGCCGAAGCATATGGCATCAAAAACCATTAGCCCCGACAGAGCAGACTTGCGCCTATTACGCAAAACCCACTCTATTATTTTATCGGCCCCACCTCGAGACCAACAAAACTTATATGCACTCGCACTACTAAACACTTCACAATTGTCAAAAAACGACAAGGTTTGACGCCGTGAATAATAGCTCACCCACTTAAATAATAATTTTAAAGCGTATGGTGCAACATAATATGAACGACACTTAACGTCGAAATCACATCTTTTTGCACGCTCAAATTTACGTTTTAACATATACGTAAACTCGAGTTTATGCGTCTTCATATATCCAAGAAAATTTTTACTATCGCCTGGTTCCAAAGCATTTGGATTACGTAACATAACCAAATACTTTTCTGCCAAAGCAACAGCTTCTGCGTACACTTCCACATTTCCACACTTAGCACCTGCATCATCAGCCATAAAAGGCATACCGGCATCTGCTGATTCAATAATATCAAATATTTCACTATTATCCCAATCAGGGGTAGTAACAACATCTGTTATTCTTTTAAGTGGTAAGTGGTCATGTACATATTTTATTGTTTCCTCTTCATATTTTAAATTAAACTCCTTAGTGGGCAATTGCGCTTTAGCCCGCACGAGTGAAGATAAAGCGGTATTATTTGTTGACATGTAACTATCTATCAAGTCACATATCCATCCGCTGTCTTCACCCATATCCTTAAGTATCCTTGTCCAGACAATATTTGTAACACCAACAAACACTGTGGGATACGTATGTTTAATCATCTTACCTTTGCCACCACGATCAAAGGAAGGTTGTATAAGAAACGCAGGTATAACCTTCGTAGCATCTACAATACTCTTATCCACGCATTTAGGCAACACGGGAGGAGGTAAACATACTCGCTCATTATTTTCAGTCTTAGGTACATCACTTGATGCTGCGCCGACTCGTTTTAGTTTGGCTGCAGCTAACTTTTCTGACATACTAATAGGTAATTTGGATTGATTGGTGTTAGACATGATAAGTTAGAAT